CCTTTATAAATTTTTTAAATTCAATATCCAGTTTAAATCAATATTTTTATCTTTACAAACTTCTATTACTTGCTCATAAGGGATTTTATTTTCTCTTTTATATACAGCATAACTTGAAATAGGCATTTTTAAAGCTTCTGCAACTTGTTTATCTGTATTTAAATGCAATACAAATTTTATCTTTGAGTTGAATTCGTCGAATTTTTTAATCATTTGATACTCCAAATTTTAATTTATTTAAAATCATACTATTTTATATCTTAATATCCGTCATAACAAACTATATTTTAATTTATTTTTTTAGTAGTATATGGAATATCAAATTTTAATTATGATTACGGTATAATATAAGAAAATTTCAAGGAGCATTTATGAATACAATTTATGAAGCTTTGGAGAGAGTTCAAGAATTATACGGTAAAAAAAGCATGACAGAAATGGCTGAATTATTGGGAATGCCTAAAAATACTTACTATGATAATGCACGAAAAGCCAAAGAAGATTATGATAAAATCAAAGAATATGAAAAAGAGCAAAATCCAATTAAAAAAGATATTTTAAGTAATGCTCTTTTAAACAGTAAACAAAAAAACTACTCAAATGCACTCTATTATCAATTTATAGAATTAGCAGTGCGTGATAATTTAAACCTTAACTGGATATTTAATGGCACTCCACCTATCCAGCTTGGTTCTAATGAAAAAATTGCAAGAATTGTACAAAATCACAATCTTAAAGAATATGTAACAGATGATACGGTTGCTGTTCCATATTTTCAAGACATAAAAGCAAGTGCTGGAAATGGTTATTTAAATAGTGAAAATGATGAGCCTGATTTTATAGTTTTACCTAAAGCAATGATTAAAGGTAAGAATATCAATGCTCTTAGAGTTCATGGTGATTCAATGGCTCCAAATATTAAGCCGGACTCAATCATTTTTATTGATTTATCAAAGAAAAAATTAAAAAAAGCTTGTGTTTATGTGGTTAGGTATGAAGATGAAGTTTATGTAAAAAGATTAGAAGAACTAGATGATTATATACTTTTAAGGTCTGACAATATTTCATATAGCACTATAACTGCAAAGAAAGAAGATGTACATATTATCGGGCAAGTTGTAAATACCATGTCAACTGAAAATATTGAGTAATGAATAGAATCAAGGCGACTCCGCCGCCCCCTCCGTTTGTTGCTAAAATTCAAAGGTCACTAAGTATAGAGTTTCTTATAATATTAGTGATTTCTCTATGTTGTATTTGTTTGTATCTTTTTGATGATGATAATTTTTATAGAGATACTGTTTTTAAGGTTGGTTTTTATATGTATTTTGTAATTGTTATTTTTAGATTAACTGTTGCTGCAATAAAAACTATCTTTACTCCTAAAAGTTGAAAAATTTTTTTAAATTTTTTTTGGTGTATGTATAATATCTATTTTTTAATATGATGTCATGCATTTATACACATACCAATTTTTAGCAAAGCCCAGCTTGGGGGAATGGGTACCCCCTGAATTGAAACTTAAATTAATTTTTGATTTAGTTTTCTTTTTTTGGTTCTGCTGGTTTTTGTTTTTTTGCTGGTCCTGTTTGCTGCAGCTCCAGCTGGTGTTGTTGTTTCTTTTGCCGGGTATTTGCTGAGTAGCTGTGTTGAAACTTTTGCATGTGCCTTTGTTGTGGGATTTCTTTGTCTTCGTCATCCGGTCTAATTGGTCGGGGGACAAGAAAAATAAGGAATTTTCAAGAGTTTTGATGATAATTGAAGATTGATAAAAACTTTGTTTCGTTGACGAAAAACTGTTTTAGCTCTTCAAGTTCTGGTTAAAAATATTCCTAATTCTTGAAAAAATCAGGAACGACACGCAAATATACCCTTAAAACTAAAAACTTCTTTTTTAATCGTTTTTTATCTTCTTTTCTCTTAAAAATTTTCGCCAAATGGGGGGGGCGGTTTTTGCTTGGTGCGTAGCGATGTAAGTTACAGCTAAATTGATTGAAATATTATTTTGTGTAAAATTTTACTGGGCAGAAATCTATCTTAGGATAGTAAAACTTACTAAGCCTTGCAGAAATGCAGGGCTTTTTTTTATTTAATATGAGGTTTTACAGCTTCAACTACTTTATCCATATCTTTAGCTTTGATATAGTTTTTTAGCCAACTCTCAACCCACGGTGGTATTGGTCTGTCTGTATCGTTCCACTTGGTTACCGTAGTGTATTTAATTCCTGTTAATTCTGCGAAATCTTTTCTTGTTTTGTTTATATCTTTTAATATGTTATCAAATACTTCTTTATTCATAAATAATCCTTTTAGTATGTAAAATTGTAATTAATTATTCCATAAAGTATTATTAAGCCTTGACAATTATTCCAAATCGTACTATACTTTTAAAAATATAAGACAAAAAGGAATAAAAATGGAAAACTATCAAGAAGTAAAAAACGATATGGCTATCTTTATGCTAATACAAACAGTAAGTGATGAGTTAGCTAAAGCAAACAGTTCAGACAATAAGGAGTATAAAGAATTTGTGGCAAAAATAGAAGCAATAAAAGATATGTTAGTTAATCTTTAGTGTTTGGGTTAACAAAAATTTAAGCTAAATAAAAATAGTATTTTATTACGGATTAACAAAAAGTTACTCCAAATACAAAAAAATAAAGGAAAAGAAAATGAAGAGTAAAGAAGAGCTTTTTAGCAACAGTCGTATATTTAGATGTGATGGTCAAGAACCACCTGCAATAGAAGCACTAGAGCTTCATAAAGTGCTTGAAATCAAGGAGTATCCAGATATGTGGATAGATAATATGATTGAAAAATTCACAGAGGGTGAGCATGATGGTTGGGATTGTCAGCTAGTCGGTGGTTCGTACAATTTTTCGCTTGGGCTTTGCAAGGTTATCACGATAAATAGTGATTCAAAAAATAAGAAACTTGTACTAAATGAGATAAAAAGGATAAAAAAAGAGCATATAAAATGTATATTTAACAACCCATTAAGAGGTAAAAAACAAATGCTAGGTCTTAGAATCAAACTAATCGAAGAAAAAGCAGATGAAAAAAGAGAAGAATTAAAAAAATTAGAGGCATTAAAGGAGTCATAAAATGAATACTAATACAAAATACGAAATCATAGAAATAGACAACAAAGAGGTAACTTTTGATGTGAGCAACTTAGCTACATCAAAAAGTTTATATATTAATGCGACTGAAATAGCTAAACAGTTCGATAAAAAACCTACTCACTGGCTAAGACTGAAAGAAGCTAAAGAGTATATGGATGCAGTATGTCAAGTTGCTAATCTGCAACTTGAAGATTTAACAAAAGTAATACACGGTGGAAATCATAATGGAACATGGATGCATAACAGACTTGCGATAAGATTTATGCAATGGCTCAATCCAACCTTTGCAGTAATGTGTGATGAAAAAAATAAAAGAGATGCTAGAGGGTAACCCTCAACCAGTAGTATCAGAACACACCCTCACTCAAATACTACACTCAAACCAAGAAACAACTATGGCAATAGTACAACTTGGTAAAAACATGGAAACGATGTTTAAAACTATGTTAGATACCAACAACAACATGGTAAGACTAAAAAGTGAAGTAAAAGAGTCACTTGGAAGTATGGACAGAAAATTAGAACAAGTGGAAAACCGTACAAAAATAACAGCTGAAATATCGGTGCGAACCGATAAGGTACTAGGAAAAACTTATAATTTCTTACGATACCAACCTATGACAAAAAAAGAGCGAAAAGCGATACAAAATGCAGTAGAAAAAAGAGCCAAAGAGATAGCACCTTATCATAATATGACTCTAGAAAATACGATAGCTTCAATATATAGAGCTTTGAATAAGCAATATAATGTTACCACTTATAACGATTTGGAACACAAAGATATATTAAGTGCACTTGATTGGATAGAGTTTTGTGAGCTAGGGACTTGGAAGGGAACATCAACTCTTAAAGACCCTCTTGAAGAAGAGTACGGAGAGAGTGAACAAAGTAGTGCAAGAGATATTTATGGAAATAGGTTTTAAGGAGTAAAAAATGAAACAAGATGTAAAGAATTATTTTGAAAACTACGGTTTAAATTTTGTAAAAAGAATTGCAAATATCAAAGATGATAGAGAACTGTGTCAAGAGCTGGAGATAGAACACAAAGAATTTGTCAAAAATGGATTTGAACCATTTGTAAAAAATATCATTGCGTACTGCAATGAGAGAATCATAAATCTTAACTATGTATTTGGAACAAACTATGAAAGGAGGATAATATTATGAGTTTTGGAAAGTATCAGTTTGAAAGCTTCCAGCAGTTTCAAGAGATTCAAAATTTGGCGATGGAGAATAATCTTAAAACTGCTGAAGAGTTCAATAAATATTTAGAGAAAAACTACTCTCACTTAAAAAAGTAGATTTTTCAATAGATAGCATCTAACCAGGTGCTATCGTTTGAGAGATTATAACAGAACTTTGATACAATATCAAGACATAAGATATTTTGCTCCATACGGAACGGAATAACAAACTTTAAGTAGATGTGAAATATACTTTTATCACGGAAAATCAAAAAGGTAAAATATGAGTGAATATACAAATATAGTAAAAAAGACTTGTAAAGAACTTGGCGTAACTCAAAAAGAGTTGGCGGAACTACTTGGTGTAAATGATGGAACACCAGCACAATGGAGCAGTAAAGGAGATATACCTTTAACATCTGTAAAATTTATGGAAACACTTATAGAAAATAAGCAATTAAAAGAAAAATTATCAAGTGTTTCAAATGCTCTTTCAATACTAGATAGTCTAAAAAATGATAATTTATCATAAAAATATATAGAAATATTTATAATTTATCATAAATACTCTTGACAAATATTATAGTTTATCATATAATTACACTGTTAATATGATTTATTATCATATTTATTCTTTAAAAGAAAATCATTTTTAAGGGGAATACAATGGAAAATTATGAGACTGTTAAAAACGAATTAGCTATATTTATGCTTATACAGATTGTAAGCGATGAGATAGAAAAAGCAAATACATCACAAAACAATGATTATAAAGAGTTTGTAGCAAAGATTGAAGCTATAAAAGATATGATTATAAATCTTTAAAGGTCTGTATAGTGAAACTTATTAAAGATTTAGGACTTGTATATCCAACTCCAAACAGTAAAAATAAAAGAAGATATGGGCTATATGAGTGTCCAATTTGTAAAAGTGAAGTGAGAACTGCAACTCATCATGTAAAAAGTGGAAGATCTACTATGTGTAGAAGTTGCTCTGTATCTAAAATCAAAACAACTCATGGCAAAAAGAATACTCGTATCTATAAAATATGGAAAGGTATAAAGAAAAGATGTTCAGATAATCCAAATAATAAAAGAACCTATAAAGATTATTTTTTAAAAGGTGTTAGAGTTTGTGAAGAGTGGGATAATGATTTTATGGCTTTTTACAATTGGAGTATGAAAAATGGTTATAGTGAAGATTTAACCATAGATAGAGAAAATAATGACTTAGGCTATACTCCAGATAATTGTAGATGGGTATCTAAAAATATTCAAGCAAGAAACACAAGGCAACTTATGAGTACAAATTCAAGTGGCTTTAGAGGTGTACATTTTTCAAGCATTAAAAAAAGATATATAGCTCAAATAAAAGTATCTAAAAAGGTAAGATATTTAGGTGCTTTTGATGATAATCTTGAAGCTGCACTTGCTTATGATAATTATGTTACTATAAATAAATTACAACATACAACAAATAAGCTTCAAGCTATAAAAGAACTAGGTTTAAAGCTTAGAGCTGAAGGTCTTAGCTTTAGAGATATTCACGATAGTGTTCTTGAAGCTGGTTATAAAATAAGCTATGATGCTTTGTTTAAATTGTTAAAGGATTGATATGTCAAAATTAAAAATTAGAAAACTAAAAAAATACCGTAAATTTGAATTTTTTGTTTGGGGATTAGATAACACTTTTTCTAATAGTAAAAGTGTTTTTAGAAATACAGTTGTTTATTTTGGTGGGAGTGGGGATTATAAACTTCCTGACGATTCTTTAAAATTTAGGACTAATCTTAATTGTATATATTAGATAAGCGAAGCTACTAAGCAGTAGCTCCAACTTTAGCTGGTGTATTTATATCAGATTTTATTTCTTCCTCTTTTGCTTTGTTTAAATTAGCCTTACTTTGCATCTCTTCGATTTTAGCCATCATATTTTGCATCTCTAGCTGCATTTTTTGCATTTGTAGTTGTTGAGCTTGCTGTGCTTGTCCTGCATTTTGTGCTTGGGCTTGTCTATCTTCTTCTATTAGTTTACTAACTTGCATTGCTACAGGAGAATCTGTATCTAGTAAACTCATCTCAATCATTCTTGGTACAAGGTGAGGATGAGTAGTTTGTAAGGCTTTGATATATTCTGCCCATACTTTCTGTCTTTCTGCTGTGCTTCCTCTTGAATAAGGCATTTGCTGAAGGATGATATCATATCTTCCAACTTGTAAGCTATTTTTTCTTTTTGGTTCTCCACCAACTCTTACTACTGCACCGTTTGAATCTCTTTCAATTTCATTTGCTATGAAGTATGCATCTGCTTCTTTCTTATCTGATATTTTATAAACCTGTTCTGCTGTGAAGTATTGCTGGATAAGTCCTAATGAAATTTCAGCTAAGTCTTTATCTTGTTCTGCACTTGTATCAATAAAATCTTGAAGTCCTACCAGTCCAGCATTTTGTCTATTTTCAATAGCTGCACCACTAAGTCTATTTACTGCACTTCCTAAAATTTCATTGTTTAACCCTACTAGCTCTTCTGCTTGATGTCTTAGGTCTGCTATTTCATTTCTAAGACTTGCTATTTCGTTGTATTGTTTAATATCTTTTATTTTGTTGCTAGTTAAAGCTCCTGATTTTACTTCAACAACTGCACTGTCTTGAGAGTACTCTTCTATAAAAGTTTCAGCATCATCAACGGCATCACTTTCAAAAAGCATTTTGTTTGTACCCATCATATGAATTGCTCTTAAGTGGCAGTTGTTTATTCTGTCTTGGATTGGTAAAAGGTTATAATAAAGCCCTCTTGTATCCCATGGTTCATCATGGTCTATTTCATCCATTCTTCTTATGCTAATTGGGAATCTTGTTATATGATATGGAGATTCTTTTGTCTCTAGTATTACTTCATCGCTCCATACTGCATAATAAATTACATCTCTTTTTTTTCTACTGTCCCACTCTTTGAACCAGCTGTAATATATCAATGCTCTTTTGCTATATTGACTTGTACTTTGGTTTGAGTACTCACTACTTGCTTCTTGTGTATATGCTCTTAGTTTATCAACTTTTTCTTTTGGGAAGTGTTTATATAATCCCTCTATATCAAGAAGTCTTTCTCTGTGAAAATATCTCATATCGCTATAATCTGGATTTATAGCAAATGGATCTATATAGCACTGCGAAGTTGGGATATGATGATATCTTATCTCTTTTACTTTTTTCCCTAAGATATCTCTTTCTCCAGTGTTTTTAACTTTTACTTCAACAACACTTACCGCACTTGTTCTAAGAGCTGCATCTGCTCTTTTTTTGTTTGCCCACCATTCAGTTGAGTCCATAGTTGTTTTTAAAATATTTGTAATAAGGTTAGCTTGAATTCTATCAGTTCCCTTTTGTCTTCCAAATGCTTGTATTTCTTGTCTTGAGGTAATTTTCAATCCTGATATTTTTGCATCAATTTTCTTGAAGATGTTTTCCCACATCTCTGGCTGTTCACGACCTGCAAGTATCTCTTTAACCTCTTGAGGGAGCTGGTCCCCTTTGATATAGTTTGTTATCCTTTTAGCTGTTTCTTTGCTTTTTTTAGAGTGAAATCTTGCTTCTTCAACTTGAAGCTTTAGCTTTTGTAAAAGGTTGAATTCTTTTTTTTGTTTATCGTTCATCTTAGTTTTCCTCTTGTGTTTCATTTAATGCTTCAAGTCCTACGATTGAGCCACCAATCATATAAAGCGGTTGACCGTATTTCTTAATATCTTCTTTCATTTGAGGTGTTATATCAACACTCCACACCATCTCTTCTATGTCATCTAGTTCTTCCATTTTTGGTTTTACTTTGTACTTTTTAAATAGTTTTTTTGCAATATTTGGAACTATATTGTCATAGAATGCTTTCATACCATCTCCACCAAATTTAAGTTCATCTCCTTTGAGAACATATATTTCATCTCTAGTTGAACTTTTTGGGTCAATAAGTCTTTTTGTAAGCTCTTTACCCAGCATGGCTTCTACTTCTTCATCTGATGCAACTTTTTTAAATACTACTTCATCTCCGTCTTTGCTCCCTTGGATATAACCTGTTTGTTTGTTGTAAACTATTGTATCAAGCTCTTTTTCAAGACTGTATCTTTTTGCTTGTTGTTTTCCTGTTGTCCATGCTATTTTGTCATAGTCGTTTGCTACTGCTTCTTGAATCATTCTTTTAAGACCTAACTCTGCCCAGTTCTTTTTAAATGGTGCGTTTGGTACTCCGTTGTTTAACTGTTTTAATCTTTGTGTATATTCTTCATATGATATTTCTTGCTCTTTATATAAGTCTATTAAATTCTCTCGTGTATCATTAGTTTTATATCCATATTTTCTCCCATCTTGATGCCAGTCGCTTTGTAGCTCTTCTATGAAAAGTGTATTTTTAGCATCTATCGTTCTGTCATCTACTCTTGTAAACACTAAAATATTTGATTCATCCCAGTGATTAGACTTGTATCCATGTTTTTCGAACATATCATATTCTAATTGTATCTTGCTTTTAGCACTCATTAAAACATCAGTTCCATCATATGGAGCTTTTTCTGCATACCAGTATCCATCTCCACCATTTATAATTTTGATATCTTTATCTCTTTTTATTGGAGTTCTATAAAGTAGCTCTCTATAATTATTGCCACCATCTAATTTGTACTCCTGATAAGTAGGAAGTTTTCTGTTTACAAATTTATCTATTACTTCTTCTTTTAAAGCATCTCCAACATCGTGGATTAGATTATGGTCTAAATTTGGATATTTCTCTGCCAACTTGTCCCATTGCTTATCGTAAGTTCCATCTACTAATTCTCCTCTATCGAAAACAGTCATCATCTCTTCTGCAAGTTTTCTATCTTTTTCATCTAGTGCATCAAGATACTTTATAACTTCATCATCTAAGTCGTTATAATCTAAAACCAATGTTTTATCCATCATCTCTTCAGAATTAAAAGCAACTTTTTCAATAACTAATCTATTATCATTTATCGTATTTTGAATCTGTTCTTTTGTAAGTTTCTCGTTGTTCTCTATAAGCTCTTTAAGACCTGACCATTCTATTTCATCTTCTTTTACTCCATTTTTCTCCAGCATTTTCGTCAACGAAACAGTATCTATTTTCCCACCTACTTTTTCATCAACTACTTTTTCTAAAACTGAATAGAATCCTTGGTCATCTACTGCACCTGTAATAACTGGTGGTTTGCCACCTCCAGCAGCTTTTGCCATTTCTTCTTCTGCATCATTAATAAAGTTTTGTATCTTAGTAGCTACCTTTTCTTTTATTTTGTCTCCATATTGTTTGTTTAAATATTTAGCTCCAGCTTTTGCAACTGTGTATCCACCCATTCCAACTATAAAGCTTTGCGGATCAAATCCTACGATATTTCCATCTTCATCTGTTTCAACTCCAGCAAGTGTTCCAGCTAGTAAGTTGTCTCCAAATTTAGCAAATGGTACAAGTCCTGCTTTGTCTGCTTCTTCAAATGTCATTCCATCATAAGCTTTTTTATTTGCATCAATAAGCTCTTTGGCTTCATCATAAAGTTTGTTTAATTCATAAAATTTTTCTCTATACTTTTCTTCCATCTCTTTTGTAGTATTCGGAAGTTTATTGTTTTTTAATCCACGAACTAATGCTTTATATTCATTGTCATTTAAAACTTCATTTACTTTTGTGCTATCAAAAGATTTCAATTCTTCTAACTTGTCAATAGCAGTACTATTTACTGGGTATTGGTTTTTTAATTTTGTTTTTTCTAATACTTCAGGGTCTATTTTATTTTTAGCTTTTACATATTGCTCTATCTCATTTGGTGTAGCAGTTCCTTTTACAATTTTAGTAGTCATTTGAGAAAAACTTCCAAATCTATCATCTGGAGTGTGTGTTTCAACTGCTCTTATTTCATAAATAGATGGTGTTGTAAAATTTTCAATTTCATCATTTATTTTTTGTTGCATTTCAAATAGTCTGGTTTTTTCTCTTTCTGCTTCTTCTAGTAATCTTTTTGCTTCTGCATCATTTTTAGCCATCATTAATTTATTGTTTTCTTTTATTAGGCTTTTTAAAATATATTTGCTCTCATCTGATAATTCTGGGTACTCATAAACATTTGTTGCAAATTCTTTAGGTGTTCTACTTTTTTCTAGTGCTTTCCCTATGTGCCTTTGCAGTGCTAATCTTTTTGCATCATCCCCTGGTTTAATTGATTGAATAAATTGAAAAAACATATTTGCAGTTTCCATTTTTATTTTACCGTCAAGAGTAGTTGCAATGTTGTGTTTAGGTTTTGTGGTAATTCCTTTTGCCATATCAAGATAAAGTAAATCTTTATTTCCAAATTTATCCGCATAAGTAATTAAGTTTTCAATAGTTTCTTTCCCTAATTCACTTCTAACATTTCTTTTAATAGACTGTAACTCTTTCCCTAAATCTTCAAAAGCTATAGCTTTTTGACCTTGGGCAGTTTTGGCTGTGAAGGAATCTGTTATATCTCTTATAACTGCAACTTCAACTGTTTGTCTAGCATTGGGTGACATTTTTGATAACACATCATCAACATAGCTATCGTCATCAGCCATATGTTTTATTAGCTTATCCATTCTGTATTCACTGCTTTGAGCATCCCCCATAATTCCTTTGAAAACTTTGTTTTCACTCAATGCTCCCAGCTCTCTATATTTTTCCATTGATTTTGAAAATCTATCAATTAATCTAGTAGCTAATTCATCTGGTAGGTTATCATTTACAGCTTTGTAAATTTGGTTATCAAGATTTTCTTTTAGTGAAGTAAAAGTGTCTTTGTCTTTTTTATTTGTTAAATATTTTTCATTTTGACCATAAAATCTATTTAGTTGTTGTCTCAAATCAAGTAAACCATCTATATCTCTTTCTATTCCTACTTGTGCATTGCTATCGTAAATAGTATTTTTAATTGATGTTTGAAGAGTTAAAAATCTTTTTTTAGCATCAGGGTCTTGAACTCTTTTAGACATATCTCTAAATACGCTATTTAAATTTAAGTCTTCTAATTCAAATTTATAGTTTACTTCTTGAAATGCATCACTAAAATCTTTTCTCATATTGTTAAAATCACTTTTAACACTTAACTCATGCCCATTAAGATAATTTTTAATTTCTTCTCCACCAATTTTTGATGACTTGTTATTTAATTCATTTTGTATATTTGTTGTTCGTTGATCTATTGTATCGCTTAAATTTCTAGCAGCTGTTTCGTTATTTGTGATTGCACCTTTAATTATATTAGCATCCCCTTTTTCTAATGTAGCAGCTAAAAGTTCTTCTTGTTGTTTTGCTTTCCCAGTTATTCCTTTTGATGTATAATCTTCTACTTCCTTATAGTTTTGTTTTGCTTGTTCTAAAGCATCATCTATAAACTCTTCACTTATTTTTAAATCTTTTTTTAATATTTCTCTTGCACCGTTGATATTACCATTTACAATATAATCTTTTACTTGCTTTGGTAATTCTATTAGTTTACCGCCAACTTTGACTACTCCAAACCCAAGGGATGTTCCTGCGACATCAAGAACTGCACTTTTACTAAGTTCATTTAAATAATCTTCTATATTTAAATCTTGATTTCCTTTTAGTTCATTTATTGCTGTGTCGTAAGCTGTTCCAGTTACTGCACCCACTCCACTTGAAGATAATATAACTAATGCTCTTGCTATTGGATTCGGTATTTTTTTAGCAAGTTCAGCACCCTTGTAGGCACCATATGCTGCACCACTTATTTCACCAGCATCAGCAACAATTCCATCTACAACACTTTCAAAAAAACCATTTGTTATTGCTTTTGTGTTTCCTTTATCATCTACTGCAACAAAAGTTCCATTTTTATCTTGTCCTAAATCATATCCACCACGATGTAAAATATTTGCTACATTATCAATGTATTTATCTTTTTGTTCTTGTGTTGCTTCTCCGATAAGTCTAATATCTGTTCTTGCTAGTGCTTCAATATTAGAGATAAGTTTGTCATCAATTTTATTTTCATTGTATTTTTTTGTGGCTTCTTTGTGCATTTGAGTATCTTCAACTACATTTAAATCTCCAGTAATATCACTTATAGGATTTAAAAAGTTTACTCCTGTTTCTAGTCCATCTGCTCCAATATGTAAAAATTTTTTAGCTTCATCGATTCCACTAGATACAAAATCTTTAGTTTTATCCCATAGTTTTTTTTCTTTTTGTGGTTCATTTGTAGGAACTGGGGCAGGATGTACATTTCCTACATCATTATATGATGGAGTTTTTGTTTCTTCTTTTTGAATCAAAGGATTATCTATTACATTTAAAGATACTTCTCCTTTGGCTATTTTTTCTCTAAGTTTTGCTTTTCTAGTATCATCAAGACTTAATAATACTTCTTTGTTGATGTTTATAGTTTCCATTTGTTAAAGTCCTAAAAGTTTGTCAAATTCTTCTACGCTGTTTACGGTATTAGTTGTAAGTTGAGATTCTGTTTTTGTTATAGAATTATCTTTTTTTCTAATAATAGTTACTTGTGAGTTGTCATTATCTGTAGTTTTGTTTTCTTCACTGTTGATAATTGATTCAAGCATTTTAATATTGTTTTCATATCCAGTTAATTTTATATAGTTTGGATGCTTGTTTGCATATTGATTAGCATTAAATAAGATTTGTTGAGTTTTATTTTTTAGTGCATTTGCTACAGCTTTATCACTCTGCCATAATGAAGCAAATGAATTTTCTAAAGTCTTCATATCTCTATCTGAAACAGTTCCAGTCATTGCAGTTTTTGCAAGTGGTTGTAAAGTTGATAAAAATGCAGTTCTTCCCTCTTGAGTAGTGTCGTCCCAATTTAAACCAGTCCACACTGAAAATTGATTTTTAATTTCATCACTAACTCCAGCTCCACCGTTAGAAACTAATTTTTGAGCTTCATTTAGTTGGTAAACTGTTGGTGCTAAGTTTCTAAAAAACTTATCAACTTCTTTTGCATCTTTGTATATATTTGAATACATGTTTGCAGCTTCTGATTTTAAAGCTTTATCGTCTGTATTAAGTGCATTTGTTACAAATTCATTTGCATACTTCATATCTCTTACCCCTGTACCCATCTTTTTATTTAAACTGTATTCTTCATACCACTTTTTAAAAGAGGGGTCGCTATTGATTCTATTGTATATTTTTTCTTCCGTAGTTGGTGCGTACTCTTTAGGATTGTTTAAATCATAAAGATTTTTTTGTATTTCTGTTTGAGTTTTAAGTAAGCCTAACTTATCTTTTTCAGATACTCTCTCCGCATAAACCCCTGTCTTTGTTTTTTGACCAATCGTATCTACTACATTGTGAAAAGTATCGGCATCTATTTTTCCACTTTCATATTGTTTTTTTAAAAAACCTTTTGCCCCACCAATATCAAAGCTACCATCTTCTTTTGTGAACATACTCGAAGCCATAGCAAAATGTTTATCTTGCTGCTCTTTGCTCAGTTTGTTTTTATTTGTATCGATAAAATCATTTGTCAAGGTAACATATTTTGAAGTTTTAAAAGGATTTTTTTGCATATACGCTTTTGGGTCATCCGATGTTAAGAGTTCAGCAAATTTCTTATCATCTGCTAAAGTATCTGCCACACTTTCGTATTGAAGTCTTTTGGTGTCTGTTTCTATTTGTTTGAGTTCATTCTCTTTTTGTTGTTCTGCAATACCGCCAATATCAGTAAATGCTTTTGCAATAGCATGACCGTAGTTTATCCCTTTTGTTTTACCAACCATCTTAACTATATTTGGGTCTAGTTTAAATCTATTTGAGTCGCTCATAAATAAACCTTTTTTATCATTTTAAATATGTTACTAAAAAGGTTTATTAAAAACTAGGTGGGTATTTTTTGTGAGTGCTTGGGTATTTTACCCAAACACATAATGTAAGTTGATAATTCTTTCATTGCAATAATTCACAATATTTTTACAATAAAGCTTCACATCATTTCTTTTAAAAGTTTCCATGTCGATTTCAAGCTCTTTACAAAACTCCTCATCATCTTTGATATTGGCGATTCTCATGATAAAAGCTTTGCCATATTTGTAGTAGTATTCAGTTTTCATTCTTTTCTCCTGGACCTTCATCATCAAAATCATATATCCTATTGCCGTCAATATCCCTAGCATTTGTTTTTTGTCTATCAACATACACATCTTCAAGAGGGTCTTTAAGAGTTGATGTTCCCTTCCAAGTCCCTAGCTCACAAAACTCTATCCAATCTAAGGCACTCAGTATATCTTTATGTTCCAAATCGTTATAAGTGGTAACATTATATTGTTTATTCAAAGCTCTATAAATAGAGGCTATAGTATTATCCAAGTTCATATTATGATAAGGTGCTATCTCTTTGGCTCTTTTTTCTACTGCATTTTGTATCGCTTTTCTCTCTTTTTTTGTCATAGGTTGGTATCGTAAGAAATTATAAGTTTTTCCAAGAACCTTATCGGTTCGCACCGATATTTCAGCTGTTATTTTTGTACGGTTTTCCACTTGCTCTAGTTTTTTATCCATATTGCCTAATGACTCTTTTACTTCGCTTTTAAGTCGTACTATGTTGTTGTTGGTATCTATGGTTGTTTTTAAAAGACTCTCCATGTTTTTATTGATACTTACTATCGCATCAAAACTTTTCATCATAAAAGCTTGAATATCTTGATTTACTGGTTGTATGTTGCCTTGTAATCTTTCTTTCATCATAAAGAAAGCTTTTACAAGATTTTTCTTAAATTCAACAACATTTCCCTTGTTTGATAGTAATGTCATTAAGAAAGTTGATTGTTGTTCATTTAGTTCTGCAACGGTAATATTTTGAGTTCCACCATTTGTTTCAAAGGGTGCTGTTTTAAAAAGCACCCTTCCAAATTCACTTATATTATCTTCATGTTTTTTTATTAGACTGATAATATCCTTGTGTCTTCTCTCTGTATGTTCCGATATTGTCATTGTTGATACTACTGGTGTATCATCTATAACATCAATTTTAATTAGTTGGTTAGTTTGCATTTTTACTCCTTATTTGGTTCGTTTAACGAACTATTTAAGGAATATTAGCAATTTTAAATAACTTTGTCAAGTGTTTTTAGTAAGTTTAAGTAAATATTTTAAAAATTTTAGTATTTTAAAATTACTTTGTGAAGTTTTTAAGTATAGCTTTTAGTTGTTCTGTTTCTTGAAGTTGTTCTTTTAATTCCTTATTTTCAAGTAATATCTCCAATGCTTTTGTGATTTGTTCACTTACATTTTCTTTTACTGCATTTTGCTTTATTGTACCCTCTGCAACCCCTATCTTCTCCCCAAGTTGCTTATAAGTAAGTCCAAGCTCTTTACATACTCGCTTTACTATGTTTTCTTCTTTTTCCATACTCTTTCCTATATTATTTGTTATTTCAAAATTTTATGATATAATACCCTTAAGCAAGTTGCTCTTGCAAGTGGATAAGATGTCGGGGATCATATCCTAGTTTGAAGCTCTATCTTCGGATAGGGCTTTTTTTATGGTTGTTTGGCTGGGTTATGCGGTTAGAAAAAAACTAGGAGTGAACATGATCCCCGAACTCAACATTCACTTCATAGGCTATACCCTAATAGCTCTTATCTATATGATATTTGCTTTCAAATCTTAGCCTATGGACTGGAGAGATTCGCAACCTCTCCAGTTTATCAAAGCTTTTCAAAACTTTCCAATAACCGTAATTCCAAACTAAAGTATATTTATTTATACCTTAATAGTTTGTTAGTCCAAATTTATATTAAAACCTATTTTTATATACCTTGATATTATATCCGAAATTAGATATAATTTTGACAATTAGTACTTGGTAGGTGCTAAGGTTGAAACAAGATGTTTCTCATTTTGTTGGCAACTTTTATATTAGCAAAAAGGCTAGGCTTCGGCTTAGCCTTTTTTTTAGGTGTTCAAAGTGGCAAGGTGGGCTAATATATGAAGTGTCTCTGTTATAGTTCTCATTGCAGAAATAGTTTTCTAGCAAAACTATTCTATCAAAAAAAATTTTTAAAGCTTATTAAGTCTTTTTTGTATTTGGTCCATCTTTTCAAATACATCATCTTCAATACTTGAAGCTAGTCTTTTAAGTTCATTTGATAAATAGCTTTTTTGTTTTAGCTTACAAGCTTGAATAAAATCTTCTTTATCGTAAACAATGATATCATCTCGTATCAGTATTGGTCGTAAGTTTTCATCTTCTAGCCTGTCATCCATTATTGCTTGAAACATTTTATTATGTTCATACACTTCATAATCAATATTACCAAACATAAGGTTTACAAAGTCTGGTTTTTCAACAAGTGTTTTAAAGAATTTCTCATCTGCTTTTGTAAGTCCATTTGTTGTTGTATATGCTGTTGGTTCTTTTTGAATTTGTGTTTGCCCCAGTGTAATGTGATGTGATGATATACTTAAAAGTTTTGATAAAAACTCTTTATGCTCTTGGGCTATAAGTAAGTTTATTGTTTTTAAATAATCTACACACTCTTTTAAAGCTTGATTCTTACTATGTGGATTATTTAAATCAAATCCATCTGCTATAAATTTCAAAGCATATTTTATAAGAGGGATTGGTTTTTTCATGATGTCATAAAGTTCTTGAACCTTTCCATCTTTTACCATATCTGCTGGATCAAGTCCTTCCTCAAAAAGAACCACTGCTCCATCAACTTCATGTTGACTAAGTAGCACACTTGCTTTATAAGCTGCAGTTCTTCCAGCATTGTCTCCATCATAACAAAGAAGTACCTTACAACCAATTTTCTTTATAAGTGGTATGTGTTGTTCTGTTAGTGCTGTTCCCATTGTTGCCACTGCTGTTTTAATATTGGCTTGGTGCATCATCACCACATCAAGATAACCCTCTGTTATGACCATAGTACCTTTTTTGTATATATGCTCTTTGGCGATGTTGTAGCCATACAGATTTCTACTTTTATTAAAAAGTTTTGTATCTGGTGAGTTTAAGTACTTTGCTATCTCTTTGCTTTGTTTTAGAGTTCTTCCCCCAAATCCTATAAGTTTATTTGCATGATTTCTTATAGGGAATGTGATTCTCTCTCTTAGTCTTGCATATAGCTTATCACTATTCTTTGCAAGTACTCCAATGTCTACTGCATCTTGCAGGTTTAAAAAGTTGTCTTTTAGTACTTGAATTTGAACATCACTTCTTGGGGCATAGCCTATTTCAAAAGTTTTAATACTCTCTTTTGTGATACCACGGTCCAGCAGGTATTGAAGCTTATCTTCTTTTAAATTTATCTCGTAGAAGTTATTGATTGTTTCCATGGTGCTTAAGTAATCTGTTTTATCTACTCCTGCTTCATACTCTAGTGTAAAGTTCATATCAGCAGCTATTTTTTCAACTGCTTCTTGAAAGTTTAATTTATCATGCTCTTGTACGAATTTAATCGCATCGCCACCACACGAACACCCAAAGCAATGATATATTTGTTTCGTTGGCGAAACTACAAAGCTTGGAGTATCTTCTCCGTGGAAAGGACAACAAGCTTTAAAATTTGCACCAGCTTTTTTAAGCTCTATGGAATTACCTATAACATCAACTATGTCAATTTGTACTTTAAGTGCTTCAAGTGAACTTTTTTTAATCATTTGTCAACCTATAATATCATTGTAATCTGCTTGTGATTCAAGAATATCTTTTATCGCATCGCTTCTGATTCGTATAACTCTAAGGTGGCTCTCAAGCTTTTCAATGTTTGCTGTTTTTTCTTCAATGCTTAACTCATTGCTAGTTTTGACTTGATTTAACATTCTTTTAAAGTCTTCTGGTTTTTTACCCTCTAGCTGTTCATCTGTGTAAACTCTCATTTTCTATAAACCTCTATATCTGTATATTCTAAAAACTTTAAATCGTATTGCTGGTGTTCTTTTATAAAATCTACTTTGTCTCTAAAACTTAATTTTTTAAACTTCTCTTTGCTTAATGGAGTATTGCTGAAGTCTATCTCTGTCTCGAGAAGGACTTCAAGTTTTACCTTGTGGATATCTTTTTTCATGCTATACCTTTTGCGTGAACTCAACTGTTGCATTTATGTAGTCTAGCTTGTATGATAAGTTAAAGTCTTTTGCTAATTTTTTTACATTTTCTTCTGTAAATTCCATATCTTTTTCTTCGCATAAAAACCATTCAGGCTTTTCTGGAAGCTCCAGCGGGAACCATAGTCCCATATAAATTGCTGTAATTGTAGATATCTTTGTCATTTGTTTTTCCTTTTTCTATTATTGTTTTTTGGTCTTTTGTATTGAAGTTTTGTAAGAGAATCGTATATATCTCCTGCGACTCTCAAGTACTTACTGCTGTTTGCTTTTTTACTTAATATAAATTTATCTATCGCATCTGTAAATGGTATAAATTTAAATTGTTTATAACCTCTAAGAGTGAACTCTTGGAGTACTGATAAAATAACTAGAGCAGGAATCCATCCCTCTCCAGTCTTTACATGCTTTTTAATTGTTTCTCCGATTGAATCATAAAACTTTTTTATTTGTGGAAATCTCACATATAAAATAAGCATATCATCATAGGTGTAGTGCTGTTCTTCTACGATGCTTTTGATTGAAAGTAAGGTATTTCTTACAAAGTCATCTTTGTCTTCAATTACCTTTTCTCCTTTATCTTCTTTTTCTGCTTCTTCTACTATAAGTATTTCATTATGCATGTATGCACATACACTCATAAATTTTAGTTTTCTGTTGTCAATCAAAAACATTAACTAGCCTTTTATGATACACTTCTCATAGTCTGCTTTATACCAAAGCTTTTTATGCTCTTCATCTGTAAATTTTTCCCATTTGCCAGTTTCTGGATTTGTTGCACCTTTTCTACTGCTTACTTCTGCTATTGTTTCTTCCATGCATTTTTTTGCATCGTACCCTGCTTGTTCTGTAAAATTAATATTAAAAACATTCATATCACAACTTGCATCTATTACTGTATTCATGTTAAGTTCTTCTGGATAAAAATAGTACAGTCCCATAAATTCTTTTACTTTTCGTTCTATCTGTTCATCCCTGTAATGCATCAACTCAAACAGTTCCTCTATTAAACATCTCACATGCGTTTTATGGTCATAGCCTTTTATTCCTCTATCTTTTCTCCAGCTCTTTAGGTTTTGAAATATAGAAAATGATTTATCTTGTTTTAAAATATTTTCAAGTTGTTCATTGTAAGAATTTGCATCTGTACATTCTATAACTACCGGTTGACTAGAGACAAAGTCTCCAACATATATAATTGCTATTTGCAATAACTCTTTATTTGTTCCACATAATATAGGTGTCATCTTATCTTCTCCTAATTTTAGTTTGTTTCCCTCTAAAGAAATTTTTATCAAAAGTTCCTTTTTTGGGTTTTTCTTCTTTTATTTCTTTTTCTTCTGGATGTAATTGTTCATTCCAGTATTTGTCAATATTAAGCCCACACTCTTCGCAGTATGTAACACTTAAATTTTCATGCTGATGTTTGCATCTTGGACAATGTTTATAATTTGTCATTTCTTTTCCTCTTGTAAATGTATATATACAGCTCTTGAAACTATGTATCCAAGAACAAAGTAAATAAAGCACTCCATTTTAATTCCTAACAATATTGTTTTTCAAATCTTCAAGTATAGATTCGACATCTTGATAAATACTTCCCTCGCTCATTAAAAGAGTTGTTTTTCTATTTGGAATATTGATTTGATATTCAATTTGAGTATCATCAAATGTTATGTTCATTTTTATTGTTTTTATTTTTCCTTGAATAATTTCATTTCCATGTAATATAAAAACAAAATCTTCAGGACTAAATTTTGTTTCAATTTTCATCTTCTTTTTCCTCTGGATACTGTATAAATCCACCCATCAGCTCTGTTATCTTTTCAAAGTCTTCTCTGCTGATATTATTCTTTTCGACATCATATGAACAGCAGTTTATGCATAGCTCATAGTATTCATTATCTTCAAGCTCTTTGCTCTTTTTTGGATGCCATATCCTAAGCTGTCCATCTCCTAAGAAATGAAGAAGCCAACCATCTTTTTTAAATAGTTCTTGCTCTATAATGCTTATTGTTTCGTTTGCTTTTTCATGCTCGAAACATGCATCTGTTATAGAAGAAGAGATATCCCTTAGTACTTCATTTTTTCTCTCTTCTTTTTTTTCTATATCATTTTTTATTCTTGTGATGCTGTCTATCAAAGTGCTAAGTTCATCTGTACTTATTTCGCTGTATTTGATGTCATCTATTATTCTATTTATCATGCTGTTCGAACTCCTCTACAATATATTTGCTGTCTTTTTTAAACTTTTCTATATTCTCTAGTGTGCTGAATTTACCATCAATTTTATTTTTAACTATCTCGTAACCGCTTTTGTGTTTTAGTATGACAATGTCTGCATTATGAGCTTTTTCGTTGCTTCCAAATACTTTATTTGCATTCGGCTGCATTATTACTAATACTTTTATTTTGTTTCTATTTTTAACTGCTGTTTCAATATCTTCTAACATCTTATTCTCCTAATTCTTCTTTTATATCTCTAATTCTTAATTTTCTCAGTAGTCGTTGCTCTTCTCTAATTTCTTTTTCATCTTCAGTTTTATCTACAAAAAGGAAAGATTTCCCACCTCTTACATATTCTTTGTAGTCAATCCATGTCAATGTTGAAACTAATATCATAAATCCTATGTATGTCATTTTTTATCTTTCTCTTTTTCTTTCACTATATATTTACCTTTTCTCCTGCTTACTGTTACTAGTTCTTGATTTAAGGCATGTTGTAAAATCTGAATAAAAGAATCTTTACTCATTGTTACCCCCCCCTCAAAAAACAAATTATTTATATTTAATTCAATGATGTTGTTATTGTTTGCCATCTTATTCTCCTGTTTTAAAATGTTTGATAGCCACATTAATAGCTTCACTTTTGTTTAAGTGTCCATCTGTATAAAATATACCTTGGTAAGATTTTTTATAACCTCTATATACCTCTACACTCCAATTTGTCATTTTTTGCCAACTCAGAGAAACATTTAGATCTCTATTTAAGCAGTATTCCTCAAGCTCTGCAAATATATCAGGAGTTTCTAAATTGTTTAATGTATTTTGAATAAGTTCTGGAGTCTCAATGTTTAAATATCTCTTTGTAATAATATTGCTTAACTCTTTTGTAGCTCTGATATCATCTAATGCATTATGTGCTTCAAGTTCTATATTAAAGTACTCGCATGTGATTTCAAGTTTATCACTTGGTGTGTCTATGAAGTCCATGTATTTTAAAAACTTTACAAGTGCAAAAACATCAAGCTCTTTATAATTGAAATAAGAACCATAAAACTTATGATTATTGTCTTTAAACCATTCTTGAATAAATCCTGTATCAAAAGCTGTGTTATAGCCATTTACTATAAACTTATCCTCTTTATCAAATTTATCAATGTACTTGTCTAGTATCTCAATAAATGTGTTAAAACAATCAACGCTATCTGCGTAATCATCTGATGTGATTTCATCAAGTGTTTTGTTGCTTATGTCTAGTGCTTTTTGGTCTACTTCTACTTCTTTATTGTATGTAAGTGGATTAATTTTAAATAATCCACTCTCAAGCTCTTCTCCATCAACTTCTATAATATAAGCTAACTCTCTCATGCCGTGTTTAACTTTGTCTAGTCCTGTTGTCTCCGTGTCTATATAAATTACTTTTTTCATTTTGAATCCTCTTTAAAGTCTGGGTTATATTTAGTTTCAATAAATTCAACTGGCATAAAAATATTGTCAACTATTGGATTTTCTAGAAATTTATCTTTTACTGTAAATCTAAAGCCTTTACCTAATGTTTCAAATAGACCATAACTCTTCCAGTTGCATATTTTTCCATCCTTATCTTTGTAACCGCTATTACACTCATAAGGACTTGTTTGTGTTTGTCCACACGCTGGGCAAATAAATTTTTTAGATTTTACTGCTTCCATTAATTCTTCTTGTGTTTCAAAAACTTTTACTTTGTCATCTAGCTTAGGGAAGTTGGCTTCTTGATAATAGTTTGCTGACCAGTAGTTTCTTTTGTCTTCAAAAGCTTGTAATATATCTCTTTTATCTATTTCTAAAAACTTGCTATAGCTTTCAACCATTTCTTTAATCCACTCAAGCTTTTTATTAAACCGTTCATCATCATTTAGATTTACTCTTATTTGTTCTATTAATTCTTCGTATGTTTTCATATTATTCCTTTCTATCTGTTCGCTTTCGCTCACTTCTCAAGTTTCAAGCTGTCACAAGCGAAACGAGAACCAATGTGCCAATACGAATACCAAACGTAATTGTTCCAAGCCGAGCAACGTGACCCAGCATGCGCCCCACTGTCACGATTGCCACCAAGTATGAATCTGTCATCATCTTCACTTTCTTCGCCATAAGATGTGCTGCTCCATACCCACTGTACCCCTGCAGCTTGTTCAATTCCATATTTAGATACAAAGTCAGGAATATGTTTTGTAGTGCCATCATCTAGGTCTCTTGCACTATCATTTTCTTTTACTCCATCCATAGCTACTTGAAATTCATCTTTTGTTAAAAGTCTTTTTCTATGTGCTTTTGCTATCGCATCTATGACTGCACCTTTAAAATCTTCATAACCGTCTGGTATTTTTCTACCGTTATTGTTGCTTCCTGCTGCAATATGTTTACCAGCTTTTGATGTTCCATATTTTTTGTGTTCACTGTTAGTTAAATAAATATCTACCCATATCTTTAGTTTTGGAATATAAACCATTCCTGATGGATCACATATTGGTCTATGTTTTTTATCCCAAATGCTATAGGCATTGATACCTCTTATTTTCTTGACTTGTTTTTGCGTTATGTTATTTCTAGCTTCAAAGTCTTCTGGTATAAGTCCATAGTGAAATCCACCGATAACTGAATATTCATCAAATTCTTCTGTGTCTGCTTGAGCAATAGAATATTTGTCATCTGCATCTTTTAAAACGCAATAATCTGTTCCAGCTTTTTTAAATTCATTTGTTTTTGGAAGATTGTTTAACGATAGCCTAGTTCCATCAACTTCTATTGTGTGTGAATTTACTTTTTTGATAATTGCTTTTGATTTAAACGGTTTGTCTTCTTGAAAAAGACTTGATAATTCAATTGTATTTACGCTCATTGGAATATTTTGCTGCTGTTCTATTCCTGTAATAAGTTTTACAATATCATTTGCATCAAAATCAGTTTTAACTGATACCTCTGTACCTTTTGTTTTTATATTGATTTTTGTCATCTTGTTTCTCCTTTTATTAGCTGACTTGAAGTCAACTTATAAGAGTACCTATTCAGTTTTTTTACATTGAAACAAGATGTAAAGATTGTACGGAGGAAGAATTTATTCTCTGAATAGATACTCATATAAATAGACTTTAAAAGTTTCGTGAACGAAAAAAGCCGAGCTTCTGCTGACCGCATTTGGTCGGCAAAAACTCGGCAATTATTTTCCCTTTTTTGTCCTAGTTGTAGTGAAATTGGAGTGAAATCAAGTGTAAGTGCTTCTATGTTTTTAATATGTGTAAAAGTCCCGCTATTGCATTGCTTTTCGTGTTTTAGCTGTTTATAAGTTTGTTTTGATAGAATTTCGCCAATGAATGTCGCTTCGGACTCATAAGCCGGAGGTCGGGGGTTCAAGTCCCCCCCTTGACACCACTTCTTATCGGCTTCATAGCAATTTTCAAAAAAATCAAAAAACTTACTCGGCAAAAACTCGGCAATTAATAACATGACTCTTGCTTCTCCTTTTCATTTACAATATAGAAAAAGTTGTTAGCCATTTCAATATCTTTTTTACTACTTTCGTGAGTAAAATATACATCATTTAAAACTCTTGAGCTTTGTGTCCATCCTCCAACAGATTTTAACCATGCTTCATCAGCTCCGTTGTTTTTCATGATAGTTACATAAGTATGTCTTGATGTATATAAATCTTTGTCTTCGATTTTTGTTTTGTTTAGCAGTGGCTTCCAATAATATTTATTAACTGTTTTACTATCACTAAAGCAAGTATTATATTTGCTAACAAATACCCATTTATCTTGAGTTCTCTCTTCAAAATGTTTCATAAGCATATCTCTTGTTGTATGGTCCAACGGTATAAGTCTTGTGTGATTTTTAGTTTTATTAGTATTGTTGTTTTCTACAATTTGGTAGTCATTGTTTACAAAGTCTTCAATTGTAGAATTTCCAGACTTTTCTGTCACTCTACCTTTTGTTATAGACCTTTTTAAATCAATAAAGCCATTGTTGAAGTCTATATCATCCCACATCAATCCTATAGCTTCTCCAGTTCTTACTCCAGTACTAAAGATTAAATATAGGAATACTTTGAACCATCCCTCGCTCTCTTTGATAAGTGTAGTAACTTCTCCAGCTGTGTAAGGAACTCTTTTCTTTGTTGTAACAGTTATTGCATCTGCTAGTGCTACATAATTTTTGTGAATAATATCATCGGCTACTGCTTTGTTCATTATTAGACTTAAGGTGTCTTTGCATTTTTTGGTTGTGCTTGTTGACCTTTTCTCAAGCATGAAGTTTTGCCACATTTCTATTTCTGTTGTTTTTATGTCTTCGATATAAAACAACTTTTTAGCTTCAAAATAAGGGAGTATATGATTTTTTAAATATCCCTCTTTTTCCTTTTGTGTATTTGTGTTTCGACCTCTTGCTGTAGCTTCAATAACTTTTAGACCATAAGATTCAAGATTTGTTTTTTCCTGTTTCGTATTTTCTTTATCAATAAGTTTTAAAAGAACGTCTCTGTGATTCTTTTTGATCCATGCAATATTTAATTTAGTAGCTTCTTTCCCTGTTGATTTTCTATAAAACTTTCCATCAACAGTTCCAAGAACATAAATTATATTACCGTCTTCAAGTTCTCCAGTAGTTTTGTTTCTCTTTTTTGGGATATCCCAACCTTTACCTCGCATAATGTCTCCTTATACGAAGCACCACATCTTGTTTCACGTATATTTTACCGCCTTTTTTCTTGTAGTCTTCTTCTGGTTCAAAGTTAGCTATTACATATTTTCTTAAAGTGTTTGCAGCTTTTCCAGTTAAATTTGATACTTCGGATAATGATAATTCATCTGGAATAAGAGATTTAAGCTCTTGATGTTCAGCTTTAATCTCTCTAATCTCTGATAGTATGGTAAGAAGAAGTTCTTTTTCTTCGGTTATCATTTTTTGTTTCTCCGTACATTTATTACAATGTATTTTAAACACAATAACCTTAAAAGTTTGTTAATCCGTTTTAGTTTTAATTAATATTTGTGGTTTGTTTTGTGGTATCAGTTTGTGTTCCTGTTCCATCTTCGGTATCACTTACCGTACTGTCTGTATATGAATGTGTATGGTTTGTATAATTTTCATTTGCGATTGTTCCATCTGAGTTAAATGTAATCGAAAATAAATCAGCTATTGACTGTATCTTTTCTTGAATAATTTGAAGAGATTGATTTATATTGTTTATACTTTGTGTATTTGCACTAACGTCTTCATTTAGACTACCTATTGTTGTGTTTTGTAGTTCTTCAATAAGTTTATCAAGTCTTTTAGCTCTCTTGTAAGCTAGTAGTCCTAATTTATCTTTTTTTTCATCTAGCATTTATAAATTCCTTTATGCTATATATTTTTTCTCTACATTGTTCAGCTGACTTATAAAGCCTTACCATATAATCAGCAGCTTCACTTTGCATAGTAATATTTGGAACTTTTGGAATTTCACTGCATTCTAAAAGTTCATTTGGTACTTGCTGTTTTTCTATCTTGATTTGTGTTATTACTTTTGGTGTTACCACCTTGGAGTTGTTGCAACCTGTTAAAAGTATTAACAAGAACAGGAGCTGCAATCCCATCATCTTTTTCTTTAACATACCTAATCTCCTCTATAATTTTTGAGTATTCTATTGCTCTTGATAATTCTTTTTTATGTTGAGCTCTCATGATTTCAAATGCTTTATTTGTTTCTTGTTTAAATTTACTAAATGCTTTTTCATTTTCTTTATTTACCTGAATTGCATCTTCTAGTTTGCTGTTTAACACTGCATTTATTTCAGTTAGATTTAATATCTCTTTTTGTTGGTTTAATATTTTGTTTTTTTGATAATAAATATACCCACCTGTTGCAACAATTACTAATGCTATACCAATATATAACAATGTGTTTGATTTGTTAAAAATGAAGCTTTTTATTGCAGTAAGCCATACCATCTTTTAATCCTTTCAACATAAGTAATTGTCTCTTTACTATGATGTCCTGTAATATCTTTTAGGCATGGTTTTATATCATCCCATAATTTTGCATTGCCGCATTTCTTTTGTGCTTTTAAGATGCTTCCCATACCTGCATTGTAACTTGCTTGAGCTAACTTATTTTTTTCTATAACTGGTCTATTCCAACTCCATCCATTTCTAAGCTTTCTCATGTAGTAGGCACCAGCATAAATTGCATAGCTTGGTATAAAGGCATTTGAATAAACTGGATAGTCTAATTCTTTGCTTATTTGTTCCCATGTTTTTGGCATAAACTGTGCTAGTCCCATGGCACCAACTGGAGATACTGCATCACTTTTTAATCTGCTCTCTTGATAAAGTTGTGCTTTCCAATACTTCCACTCTTCAAAATCTGCCCAGTAGAGCTTTACGCTCTTTTGAATCTGGGCATCATATTTTGAACTAAAAGAAACTGCTGACAATGATTGCGATAGCAATAAGCCTACCAGCAAAATAAATACCGAGTGCTTTTGAATCATGTCTAACCTTTTCAAATTCAGTTTTAAAATCAAGTCCTATCATTTTGTCTGATAGTCTTGCTGTCATCCAAGTAAACCCAAGGGTAACTAATGCGTAAAACAGTTTTATTAAAAAATCCATTAGTAAAAACTTGTCCATATTTTTCCTTTATTTATATAGCCACCCTATGACGGCAGCTAAAATCATATTAAATAGTGTAAAGTATCCCATTGATTTGTACATAAACTTTTTAATATCTTCAACATCAAAAAGAATACCTCCACGCCCATCTTTTCCATAAACAGTTCTGTTTAAAGTAGTAACTTCATTTCTAAGCTCTTTTGTTTCAGCAATTTGTGTGTCTAGCTTATCAATTCTTTTGTGAACTCTAGTGAAGCTCTCTCTTAAATTTGCATCCATGTTCTCAATTTTTTCATTGATAACTGCAATGCTTTTAAGAGATTCTGTTAAATTGTGAAGCTCTGTGACTACTCTATTTAAGTTTTCCGATAGAGCTTTAAACTCATAATCGTGCCTAATCACTTTCTCCCTTATTTCTTCATCTGATAATGGCACCTTATTCTCCTATACTCTTCATGCAGTGTTCACTTTCAAGCATTCTTAAAAATTTGCATAACAATTTTTCGAATCTATTTGCTTTTCCAGCTTTTATTCTTCTTCCAACATGAGAGCTAATAGTTTCATCTTGGCTACCATTCCAGAGAAGAACATTTCCCATTTGGTCCAGCACTAAAAGAAATCTTAAAAGTCTAGATCTCTTCTGCATGTCTGTTTCAAATTTTAAAATAAGCTCTTCTCTATCCATCCCTCAATCCTTACCCAGCAAAGTTAAAAGCTGGTAATTCTGCTAAAAACTCATCTTTAGCTGGTAATGTTCTAGTTCCTGCAAATACTGAAGCTTGAATCAATCTTGCTGTTTCCCAAACTGTAACATTCCAGTTCCAAACTGCTAAACAAAAACCTTGATGTGCATAATCAGTGTTATCTTTATAGTTTGCACAGCTATGAACATCTCTAAACTGTAAACCATTTGCTTTGTTATAAGCATCAACTTCTTTTTGGATGTATTCTTCAACATATCCAGTAAACTCTTTTACAGTTGCTTCTTTTGTAGCAGCTGCTAACTCTTCATCTCTTTTAGCTATGGCAGTTTCAACTTCGTTTTTTTCAACTTCTGTTTTTGTATCAAGATAAACATGTTTCTCTCCACTCATTACAACTATTCTTTTTGTTTGTTCTGACAAAATGTCGACCAATGGTCTTGCGTTAATTTGCTCTTGCATATTCTAGTTCTCCTCTTAGTAAATTTAGTAAATTAAAACTATCTGCTCTTACTACATGCCCAAGCCATGAAGAAAGAAATATTCTCAATTTCTCAAATAGCTTTAATCTAATAAATCTTTTTATATGTCTTCTTGCTCTTGTAACAGAGTCTTTTCTTATTAGTTTAAAAGTTGATTTAATTCTCATTCCCAAGAAGTTAATAAACTGAACATCTGCTTTTTGAATAAACCACTTGCTGAATTTCAACTTCATATATAAATTTATAAACCTATTTAGAACTTTTTGAAGTCTTGTTAATTCTTCTTTGCTGTGGCTAAGAATTACAGTGTCATCCATATATCTAAAATAGTGTTTTATTCTAAGTTTCGTTTTTATAAAAGCATCAAAAATATGTCCATAAATATTTGCGAATAACTGGCTTAATAGATTTCCAATCATTACACCTTTTTCACAGATAAATTTAAAAATAAGCCTTAGTGTTTTTCTATCTGTAATTTTCTTTTGAATTTTTTGTTTTAAAAGATTTGAATAAATGCTATGGAAGTACTTGCTGAAATCCATTTTTAAAAAAAATACTTCTCCAGCTTTTTTCATTTTTCTCAATGTAGATTGAACTTTATTGATACCTTTGTGAGTGCCTTTGTTTTTTCTACACGCATAAGAAGTACTATAAAAAGTTTTTTCAAATATTGGTTCTATCACATTGTTTATTGCATGTTGTACAACTCTATCCCTAAATGGTAATGAGTTAATTATTCTCTTTTTTGGCTCATAAACTAAAAAGCTATAATACTCTCCAATTTTATATGTCTCATTTATCATCTTTTGTTGTAAAATATATAGATTTGCTTCAAGGTTTTCTTTGAATTTTAAATGACCACTGCTATATCTATTTCCACCTTTCAATGCTTTTTTATATGCATCTCTTAGGTTGTCAATATCAACAATTTTGTCAAAAAGGTTTCTATATTTTTTACCCAATTTCTTTTCCTTTTTTTTATGTGCTGTCTTCTAGTTTCGATGTTTCACTACTCTTAGTTTTACAGACCCATTACTTTGTTTGCTTACGCAGGACAAATAAGCTGACTATTTTTAGTCTCACTACTTAACCCGTAAGTTAAATAAGTGCTATGAATAAATACTCACAAGCGAAACGAGAACCAATGTTCCAATTCGAATTCCAAACGTAATTGTTCCAATTCGAGCAACGTGACCCAGCATTCGCCCCATTGTCACGATTGCCACCAAGTTTCACGGTTGTCTTACTTGCCCTTTATTTTTTATCATTGTTCCTACTATTTTTCCAACTTCCGCAAGAAGAATAGAGGCTACTTGATGTCTTCTTGGACTTATAAGCTTTCGTTTTTCATCTGCTAAAAATCGCAAGTGATAACGAAGCAACACCAAGGAAGCATCTGCTTCATATAATTTACTGATATGATTTGATTTGGCTGCTTTATAAAAAAGGTCCACTTGTTTAAACACAAGCTTAATGGTCTCTTCTTTTACAATTCCATGTTTTCTAGGAATTTGTTGTAAAACTGGATAAATGTAATTTACAAATTCATTGTATTTTTCAATTACCACCAAATCGCTATCATATCTTTTCATATAAACTCCGTTCGCTTCCGCTCACTACACAAGCTTCAAGTGGTCACAAGCGAAACGAGAACCAACGTTCCAATTCGAATACCAAACGTAACTGCCCCAATTCGAGCAACGTGACCCAGCATTCGCCCCATTGCCACGATCGCCACCAAGTCTCACGGCTGTTGGAGAGCTTGATGTTGCATATATTTGCCCTCTAGTGTCTGTGTAGTCAACCCATACGAATGTTGTTGTTCCATATCCATTCATAAGGTCTTTACCCCAAACATATTGAACTCCAGCTGCTTGTTCTATACCAAATTTCGAAGTTAAGTGAGGATAGTGTTCTACTTTTCCAGCTACTGTTTCATAACCATCTGTGCTTGAAGATTTACCCTCTGTTACTCCATATGCAATTGTAGGGAATTCATCGTAACCAATCATCTTTTTGCCATGTGAAGCTGCTATCTCACAAAGTTGAAACCAAGTAAGCTTTCCATATGTCAAAGTTCCATCTCCACCATACATCAGAGGAATTTTTGGAATAAGTCTTCCGTATGATGCAGCACCTGCAGCTATAAAAGCTCCAGCTTTTGAAGTTCCATTTGCGATGTGTTCACTGTTTAATAAATAGATGTCATACCATTTACCATTAATATAAACCATACCCTCTGGATTACAATTTGGTCTAAATTTTAAATCCCACATAGAGTAAGCATTGATACCTCTGATTTTTACCATGTCAGATTCAGTTTTGTTTCCTGTTGGTGCTTCTGCTTCTGGAATAAGTCCATAATGGAAACCACCAACAAGCCTATCGGCAGTTATTGTTTTATCTGCACTTATATAAAAAGTACTATCTGCTTTAGCATATACATAGTAATCAGTACCTGCGGTTTTTGCACCAGTATCTAAATTTGTATTTAAATCTAAAGTTACATTAGCTGCTACTTCTACTGCTGTTGAACCTACAAGTACTTGAGTTCCTGCTGGAATAACAATGCTTGATGGACCAGCTTTTAAAAATAAAGCTTTGTCGTAATCTGGCTTTTTGAAATTTACTGTTAATGCAATCAGATTGTTCGCATTTTCTATCTCTTGAAATGTTGTAGTACCGCCACTGTGAATGATACCACTGTCAGTTATTTGAATTCCCATTTTGTTCTCCTTAATCGATTAATTTAACTATCGCACCATCATTTACAGTTATGCTGTTAAATGTAACTGGATTGATGAATGCTGCATTTGTATTTGCTGGAATTACTACATCCCCAAGTGTGTTTGAGTGCATGAAGTCTCCCGTGTCCATGTTTGATAGAAGCTCATTTATTTTTTGTGATGAATAAGTTTTATCAGCTGCTGGAGTAGTGTCGTTGATTTTTGCATTTATTGTATTATTAACTTTTTGTGATGACCACACATTTGTTGTATTTGTAACTGTGTCAATAACTAAAGAGCTGTTTGTCATATCAGCACCGTTATAAACTTGAATAGTATGTGTTGATGTATCACTAAAAGTTATTGTATATGTATCAGTTGCCCCTGACTGTCCAGCTTGTCCACTTGCATCTGTTGTTGAAGTAAAAGAGATGTCTGTTATAGAAACTCCTGTATCTCCTTTTTCTCCTTTTTCTCCTTGCCCAAATGGTGACCCGCCATCCCAATCTCCAGCTGTATCACTTCTTTTAAAATATATTGTAGATGGTTGTACATCTGTTGCAAGGTATGAAAAATCTTTGCCTTGTGCATCATATAAAGAACGATTTGCAAAAGTTCCAACTGCATCTGGATTAAATGCTTCTCCTCTTTCTCCTTTGAGACCTTGTGGCATATAAAGTGTGTAATTACCACTGTTTTTATCATATGATAAACTTGCACTTTCATTTGATGCAATCATTACTACTTTTGGATTAATAGCAATAAGTTCATCTCTTATTTGAATTACTTGAGTTGTTTTTTCTGGCACTTGCAACACTGTAGACATATTATTTGATACATTTTGCACAGATGCTATATCATTAGCTACAGTGTCTATATTTGTTTTATTGTTTGCAACACTGTCAATATTTGTTTTATTTAGATTTACACCCTCTATATTGTCAAGGTTTGCTTCTACATCTATGATCTTTTGGATATGATCGTATAGAGACTGTAAGTTTTGTCTAGTATTATAAAGATACTGGATCTCATCCTCTTTGTCTGCAAGAGCGATGATTTTGTCTATCCTTTGACCAAGTGCAATAACATCTCCAACACGATTTGCTAAAGTTTGAAGTGAGCTTGTAGTCTTAGCCCAGTAGTATGTAGGAGTGGCTTCTTTGAAGCTTCCAAGATATGCAGTCAATTCCACTCTATCTATATTTGAAGCACTACCGTCTGCATCTCTAAATCTAATAAGCTGCGGAGTAGTTCTTATTGCATCTTCTACAGTTAGCTCCGTATTGATAACATTTGCAGCATATAGTGTATGATTTGCAATATAGTTTTTGATATCTGCATGAGATGTTAGCTCTAGTGTAACCTCTGTCACACCATCCTCAAGCAATGTCACAAAATCTATATCAAGATTTGTACCATCATTCAAAACCAACCTTGCACCGCTATAGCTTACATGCTCTGTATCGCTATTGTTATTGAGTGCTAGATCAATGTCTATCTTTCTGTTACCTAGATAGTTGCTTTTTTTGAGGTCTTCTGTGATTAGTGAAATATCTATCTCACTTAATTCTTCCAGCCTTTGAATAGATTCCTCATCAAATAAATCTTTAGCTTCTTTAATAATCTCAAGGTTTGCTACAAGTTGATTGACATTTGCTATAAAGCTTTCACTTACTTCCATTGTTATACTCCTATTGTGGCTAAATATTTATCTAGCTTTTCCATAATTTCACTATCTCTTACTTTGTCTGCATATTTTATAAACTCTTGAATAAGATTATTTTCATCATTGTTTATGAAGATATTTTCGTTCACGAAAAACCTTTCAAAAATATCAAACACTATTTCTTTGAACTCTATCCTTGCATTTACATCTTCGTAGAACATTTGAAGTTTTGGCATAGGAAATAAAAGCTTTAAAAAATCTATTGATGTTGCTCCACTTTGAATAAATAGTTTAATGTCTTCGATATCATCATTGTCAACAAAAACCATTTTATAAAACATTGGTATTTCTGATTCCTCTGTTTCATAAAGTGTTATTGAGAAGTTTCCAGTTGCATCTGTTTGGATTGTTTTTTTTGTAGCTATTTGCCCACTAACATCTAAAGCACTAAGTTTATTACCATACTTATCGCATAGTATAAATTGAAGTGTTTTGTTTGCATAGTCTTCATCTGTTAAAATTTTTATGTTTCCAGTTATTGTTCTCATAGTCAAATACTATTTAAAATATCTGTTTTAAACTAGGTGGGTATTTTTTATAATTTTTTTGATATATTATTTAAAAATTTTAGGATAACAATGAAGTATATATTTTTATTATTGGTTATATTTTTTTTCATTGGCTGTAGCACTAAAGAGGTTGTTAAAAAGGAGCCTTTTAAATTGCCTTATTTTAATAAAGATAAAGCTAATTTATATATTTTAAATAAACAAGATTTATTTACTTTTTCAAGAGAAAGTGTGATTATTAACTTGGATTGCAATAACTCATCTTATGGTGCCATTGTAAACACAATCCAATTTGCTTATTTTCCTTTAGAGCATGGTTCTTGTTCTCTTTTTGTAAATAACTATGATAATTTTAAAGCTGCTTTTGGTAGAAGAGATGGACAAAAATTAAATTTAAACCTTGAAGCTGGTAAGATTTATTTTGTTGATATTGATTTAAGTATGGATGTTAAGTCTTGGTTTAAATTTGTTTTTACTCCAGTTTGGATGGATATGGAAGATCCTTTAATTGAATCTTCTATTAAAAATGACTCATTTGAAAAGCTGGAAGATATAATCAACTTTAAACCTATGCTTGGTATAAAAAGATTATACCCTCCTGAGTCATCATATTTTTAGCTTTTCCATACGGCATCATATTCTGATTGCTGTTTGTCTCTTTTTTCATACTCTTTTGCAACTCTGTCTTTTTCCATATCTAGCATATCTTCATTAAATTTCTTTTGTTCGCTGATACCATAGATACTTGCTAAAGCTCCACCAATTGCTCCTATTCCTTGAAGCGTTCCACCTATGTTTTTACCAGAGAATGCATCCCCAAAGAAATTAGTATCACTTTGCGTTGTTTTTGGCATATCAATAGCTGTGTTTTTAAAATACATGTCTGTAAATGATGTATTTACTCCTGCTCCTGTATCGATATTTGTTGTATCTAATAGATTATCGAAATTAAAATCTAATGCTGTTGCTGCATCTTCTGTTTTTGCTTTAGGTTTAAAAACCGTCCAATCTTGATTTGGTTCCCAGTCCATAAATGTTTTTGTCATACTCATAAAATCTCCTTATACTTGATATCTAATAATTTCTGGTTTTGTGTCTTCAATATTTAATGCTGGATAATCGATATCCATTGGGTCATTAAAATACCTATCAAAATCAATATCTCTTTGGTTATCTATTCCTAAAAGATAAGTACTTTGCTCATGGATTGTACTTACACTGTATTCATTGCTTCCTGCTCCTGCATTAAATAAATATCCACCAGCACTTGCTGCATATAAGATATCTGGTTCTCCATAGACTTTGTCCCATACTGTATTAAAGTATTCTGCTTTTTGTCCTACGCCTTGAAGCCATTTTTGATAGTCTGCCATAAGGCTGTCATATAAACCTTGAGCTTCTTGGAACTGCATATATGCATCTGCTACACTATATACTCCCATTCCAACTTGAAAATATTGTGAGTTTACAATTGATCCTATACCACTTGCATCTGCAAGTAATCCGAATCCTTTTGCACCTGAATAAAGACTACCTACGATTATGATTGAGGCTGTAATGATTTCTAAGTTTTCAAGAATATTTTCTGAGCCGAATAACTCTCTTTCTATTTTACCTATAGTTCTTACAATATGTGCAGTTAATCTTCCTTCATTGTGCAGACCATCAAGTGCAACTACTGAAGCAGCAATAAGCCATGGGTTACCTGTTGCAATTCCTACAACTGCACCAAGAGCATATACTGCTGTTTGAAAAATACTTACAAAGGAGTCTCTAAACTTGGTCCAATCCCCCGTGATGATACCCTCTACCATCCCTACAACGCCTTTAATAACACCTTTAACTACATTAACTGCAAATTCTACAACAGTTTCTATTGTTTCAACTACGAAGTCAACTGCCTTTTCGACAACATCTACAACAGCTTCAATTGCTTTTCCTATTGCTTTAACAATTCCGCCCATTGCATATCCTCTCGAAGTCCTTTGAACTGAATTATCTCATTTTCTGCAGTAATGTTAAAGTATCTTTTGTACATTTCATAGTTTTTATTTTTTTGTACAAAAATTGGTTTGTTTTTCATTTTGCTTAAGCAGTGAGAAAAAAAGAAAAAAGAACCCATTTTTCTCCTATGCTCACTATAAATATAATAATAGCTAAGACTAAAGTGTGTTTGAAATTCTAAAGCTAAACAAAATCCAGCAATCTCTCCATCACACTCAAGCTTTATTGCAATCCCTTTTTTTATATGCATTAAAACATTTTTAAGAAGTTTTCTATCCTTTAGCTCTTTTAAAAGAGCTTTATTTATCTTGTATGCATCTGCTTTGTTTATAGGCGTTATTTTATAGTCTAACATAGCAACTTCCATAAAAGTTTCCAAGTCCTGATGCATTTACTAATACTGACTTATTTTGATATTCATCCATTAATTTGCATATTTCAACTACTGCACTCACCCCTTGTGAGTGACCTATTTTGCTTTTATATTCTATTCTATCAATATTTCCAAATAGCTCATTTATCGCTTCATCTTCTGCAGTTGTATTTTGCTCTGTTCCAGAACCATGCATCTTAATCATATCTATATTGTATATCTTAAATTGCTCCATGGCTTTTTTATATCCATCTTTTGTGACTTCAAATGGTGACCTATCATCGCTCCATACCCAGCTTACATCTCCAATATACGCTTTTGGCTCTTGACACTCCTTGGTTAACTGTATAATAAAAATACCGTCACTACATACTAAGTCTATATTTAGTTGTTTGAATAGCATAAGCTCTACTTCTTCTACCCATTCCTCTCCATAAATTAAAACATCATCAAAGCCTTGATTTAAAAGTTCTTTTGCTTCTTTTAGTGCATATAGACTACTTGCACATGCATTCGCATTTATTGAAAGATAAGATATATTTCCAATTCTTTTTGCTAACTTACTTGCAATATAACCTAACTGTGATTTAACTGGCATAGCTCCTTTTAAAACTTGTATGCAGTCTCTTGATGCTGAATGATGTTCACAAGCTCCAGCTATATAAAGTAGTGCTGTCTTGCCTGTTGTTTTAAAACTATCTATATCTTTTTTGTAAAGTTTATAAAAAACTTCATTCATATATGAGTTTCTATTTTCAAGTGTTTCGCTAATATATCTTGCTTTTTTATCTTTATTGAAAAAGTCAGCAGTTTTATAAAAATACTTTTTAACTTGCATTTTGTATTCTTTCAATTAAATCTTTTAATTTGTATGTTTCATAGTCTATTTCATTTACATATTCAACTGAAAAACATTTATATTCTTCATTCAATTCAATCCATAAAATTGCATACCCAAAGCTATCAAGCTCACTATCAATTAATAGATCATTTACATCTTCTAGAGGCTTTGCATTTTCAGTAACTAATATTTCATTTACTTTATCTATTATATCTTGCATTTTTCATCCCTAATTATTACATGCGATTGTAATACTTGGTATAACATCACTCTCTATGGCTGGTTTATTAAGAGATACTTCACTTTGATAGCTTATCTTATCCGTTGGGATTCCATCAATTGTACTTTTTGAATCTGCCATTTGTTCTGCACTGATTGTAATGTCATCATCTGTTGCTATTGCTTGAAGTTGTTGCACTTTGAAGTCTGCTTTTTTCATAAATGCATTTTGATGATTTGCTTTGATTGCTATGTGTCTTCTTGCTTCTTCGAATTTAGCCTGTTGCTGTGTAACTTCTAAACTTGCCATTTTTACTGCAGTTGATGACCTTAAATCTCTATGTCTATATTTTTCAGATACTATTTGTTCTGCAAGAAGCATTGTTTTTCCTTTTTCTACGCATTCTTGCTGTGTAACTAAATCTGTCTGTTTTTCTTTTAGTGTTGTTTCTTTTACTATGTTCGCTTCTCTAGCTATTATTTCTGGTATCTCTTTTGCCATTTGCATAATTTCATTAATAACACCTACACTTACTTGAGCTTCATAGGTTGCTATCATCTTTGCTTTTTCATCATCTGCAACTTCGTACTCTTGGATGTTTTCTTTAAATGTTTCTCTTGCTTTTTTAATAAATACATTTTCATCAAGAGCTGCTGATATTAAATTGATGTTATCTATAATATTTTGTGTAGTTACTGCCATGTTATATCCTTACGAAAGGACTTCTTAGTCCTTTTGAGTGTCTATTTTTATAATAAAGTTCACGTAAACTCAAAATCTCTTTATCATAAAGGTTTAAGTAGTGCGTTGATTTCCCTGTATTCTTATCACTTGTATAAATTTGATAAGCTAGATGCATAGAATAAAAAAGTAATGCATTTTTAGCCATAAGTGAAATGGGAATATTGTCTGTTTTTAAAAGTACTTGCTCTACAAAGTTGTAGTTAACTTCTACTTTCATTCCTGCTTTTAATAGTTCTTGTGGGTACAAGAAAAAACTTTGCTCGTCCATACACACATAGTAATTATCATCATCTATTGTGTTTTTGTTTTGGCTCATCCAATCAAAGCTTTTTATTGTAACCGGTTCTTTGTCTATATTTACCGATATTACTCTCATACAGTTATGTGGAAGTTTGTATCTATTTTCATTTTCTTTTATTGTATATACTTCTTGATGTGAAAATAATAATAACTCTCTTGAAAGGTTTGCAAGTGAAGAATTAATCATATCTATTAACTCTTCATCACTCCATCTATATTTTTTTGGTTCAGTATCATTTAATCTACTTCTGATTGCTAATAAGATGTCGTTTACTTGCATAATTTTCCTTAATTTTCTTTACTTGGTAAATGTGGAAGCAATGTAGCTTTTAATGTATCAATTGTTTTTCTACCAATTTTGATACCAGCTTTAATACAAGCTTCTTTTATTTCTTCTTCTGTTAAAGTCTCTAAATCTTCTTTGAATGGAAGAATTGAACCAGCAGTTTCTTCTGAAGTATTTTCAGTTTCATTTTTTTCTGCTAATGATTCTGCTAAATCATCTTTCATATTCTCAATACTTTCTCTTCTATCAAGTTCTACACCATGTTCTCTACCTAGTGCTTCTAACTCATTTTTGTCAGTAATCATTTCAATTTTTTCTGTAACTAAGTTTTCATCTGTATTTGTAGTGTTTTGTTCCAACTCTTCATCATTTTCTTCATTTTCGCTAACGAAAAGAGTTTCAATATTAACTCTCTCGAAATGCGGTTGTCTCAATAGAAGAGTTGATTCAATTTCATTTACAATTACAATGTCCCCAGTTGATAAGATAGGAAGCTTTCTAGCTCCTACCTCAAAAAGTTTTTTTTGAAAGTTACCGATGAATCTAATAGCAGCTAACTTTGGTGTATGTATAGTTGTTTTTTTCATCGTAACTCCCTATTAAGAAACTGCATTTACAATTGCAATCATTCCGAAATCTTTTCCATGATACACTGAAGATTGTTCTGCTGCAGTTTTACCTTTGAATTTAGTTTTATCGAAACCAGTTCCTCTATCAACTCCAATAAGAAGTTTTCTTCCACCCTCTTTAGGGTCTTCATAATAATCAAATCCTTCATCAAATGGTTTAAGTCCAGCAGTTGCACCTAAGAAAAGATTGATTTCTGTTTTTTGACCAGCTGCACCTGCATAGCTATCAAATCCTGTAGCATATACAGTTTCAACACCATCAACTGTTGTTTTGTACTCTACTAAGTCAGAAGTGATAATTCCTGATTTTCTTGCACTCCAGTTGCTTCTTTCAAATACAACAACACCTTTATAAACACCGAATGCCCCAGTAAAAATTGGATTATCATCTCCTCTAGCAGCTGCAAATTTTTGAGCTTCAATCCATAGTGGGTCTTCCCCAAGTTGTTCTGCTGCATTTTGTCCGATTACTAATAAGTGATACTCTACATAATCAACAATTCCCTCTTTGTTTACTGTTTTAATTACAAATGGTTCTACGATTGGATGTGGGTTTCCAGCACCGTCAACTCCATTTTTAGCTCTTTTTTTAGCTTCAACAATTGCTGCAGTTGAGAATCTATCTCCAGCTGTAATCGATGCTGTTGAGTTTTCAGCATATACTCCATCTGCTGCACTACAAGCTACGATATTTGTTGCATTTGCTGTTAATTTTGCAGTGATAATTCTATCTTCTCTTGTTCCTAACCATTTTGGTAAATCTTTATGTGCTTTACTTCTAAAGTTTTCAGTTGCCATTTTGCTCTCAAGCTTTTTAGCTTTTGATTTTAACGATTGACCGAAGATTCCATAATCAACATCTTGGTATAAAGTACTTTGACTTCCGATATTATCTTCAAAGTCTTGATTTCCTGTAATACCTTCTCCCTCAATGTGGTCCCTAAAATAAACCCTAACTGTTCCACCTTCTTCATTTGGTGATTCTGTTCTAAGGTCAGTCATAATAACTGCACCCTCATCGTTGTTCATGAATTTATTCCACCAGTTAAGCTCTACTGTTTTTGCTGTTACTGTTCTTCCATATTTTTGTAATACCTGCGGATCTGTTTCTGCCCAAGTTGCCATATTTTTTCCTTTGTTTTAAATTTAATTTTTAGTCTCTACCGATACCAATACTTTTTAAGTAATCAGTATCAAGAACTTTTTCCATTGCTTCTTTTTGCTTTTTAGCAAAATCTTGCACCTTTTTAAGTCTCTTCTCATCACTAGTTATTTCACTAGCTCTCATTAGAGTCTCAAAATCCCTTTCTATCTCCCATCTTTGTTCTTGGGTGTCAGTTTCATAAATCATTTACTTACCTCCCAATCCCAATAGATTTAAGATATTTTTGTCTCTCTTCATCGCTACTGTATGAGTTGTCCCCAGTTGCACCGTTTACTCCACTTAGGTCTGGCGGTAAATTGTCATCTTCTTCGCTATTGTCTGGATTTAATTTTTTATACTCTTCATGTGCCAGTTTTAAAAATTCGTATTTTGTTTTTGCAGTGTCTCTGAATTCTTTTTTCTTTCTTGGACTTAAGTCTTCTTGGATAAATTCAGCCAATGCTTCCATGTCAACATCTGGGTTCTCTTGTGAAAATTTATTTGACTCTGTTAAAATTTCAAATTCTCCACGTCTACCTTTTAATTGCTCTTCGAATTTTCCAATTTCTTGTTTTTTAAGAGTCAGCTTTTCATCTCTATACTTTTCAAATCTATCTCTTAACATTTTGTTCTTTGCTGCAATATTTGAATCACTTGCTAATAATTCAAGTTCATCATCGTTGAATAGTGAGCTAGGGTTTTTTTCAAGTTGAATTTCAAACTCATCTGCTATTTTATCTGCTACATTATTGTACTCTTCCTGTAAAATAGAAAGTCTTGCTTCATCTTTTCTGATACCCTCTTCAATAGCATTTACATCCATTTCTTGTGTATTTTCTTGGGTGCTAGTATCTGCTGTTGAATTTTCAGTTTGGGTTGCTTCTTGTGTTTGCATATTTACTTCATCTGCCATTCTAAGTCCTTTTAAAATTCTTGAGTTTGTAAAATTGTAAAGAGTTTTTCAATTTTAAACTAGGTGGGTATTTTGTTTTAAATAAATTGAATTAGTTTTTTTAACTCTATTTCATGACCATATTTTGAGTTATACCTTGCGAATAATAACTCTATATACTTACTTGCACTAGGTGTTGATTTGGAAGAATATTCTTTAATATCTTCTATTATTTGTGGATGAAGTGTCATAACTGGTGTTCTTGTTTTTTTGTAAACTTGGTTATAATCTCTTTTTGAGGCTATAATCAAATTTGGATTTTCTAAAATAAAAAAGTTTTGAACAACTGACTCAAAATATTTAGATTTGCTAACTCCATTTTTTTTAGCTCCCTCTTTAAGTCTTTTTATAAATCCTGTAGTAAAACTCCAGTCTGGGCATCTCACTCTTCTCTCTTCGTTGTCATCGTATATTGATGTTCTCTTTCCATAGTGCTTTGATATTTTTCGAGGAAAGTTTGTTTCACAACCGCTATTCGCTACTTTTGTCATGCTACTGCTCCAGTAATTGGTCTAACTCTTCATTGCTCATAGATTCAAGCTCTTCATCTGTATAAATTTTTTGTTTAACTTTTGGATTGATATGTTTGATTTCCCCATATAAAGTTTTTACTGTTGTAGTTAGCATATTATGGTATGTTGCATTTGTTCCAATATTTTTTGAGTTATCAGCAAATCTTTTTGCTCTTAGTAAATTTTCTCCCATGAGTGCTTGTAAGTTTTTTGCACTTAATACTTCATAACATAACTCTTTTGCCACTACTTTCCCGTATTCTTCGAGGTCTAAGTCGCTATATTGTGATTGCCCTTGGTTTAAAAGCTTTCCTTTAATTATCTCTTTTGCATCTTCCATTGGGAGTGTATCTTCTACTAATACTGTTATAGCTTCTTTTTCGTCAACGAAACGATTTTTTTGCCATTGCTCTTTGCTTACCCAGCTCTCCACTGTCTTTGGTGATACTTCACAATCTGGGAACCTATCTAGTACTTTTGCAACACTTAGATTGTTTGCTTCATATACTGCTCTTATCTCTAGTTTCAATGTTGGGTCTACTGCCATTTTAAACTCCTCTCCATTTACCTGATTTTTTTGGTTTATATCTTTTTGCCACTTTTTTAACCTCTTTGGTAATTGTTTTTTTAGGTGTTGCAACAAGCCATCCAGAAGATACTGCATCTATGCAGTTGTCCGTTTGTTGTTTTTTGGCTGGATCAAATCGTAATAATTCTTTTGTGTACTGTTTTACAAAGTCTATATCGCACCCTTTGTAGATTTTTATTTGATGTTGCTCATGGGGGGCAGTCATATAATCTTTTATTTTTGCCTGTTTACTTATCTCACGTGGAGGTTTAAAGCCATTGATTCCATTTTTAATAGGAGGTTTTCCTTTTGCTCTTCTTTTTGTATTTTCAATTAGTAACTCTTTTTTTAAAACTACAATTAGAGTAATTCCTCCTCCAGCTTCTTCAATCCATACAGGTGCTTCAGGGAATTTAATCATCATTTCTATAAGTTGTCTCGCTGTTCCGTAAACATCCCACTTCCCCCTTTTACCATCCATAATCACGCACATCTCTATATTTTCTTCATTAACGCTCCATCCCTCACAAGCAATGGCTCTATCATCTGCTCCATCTTTTGTTGATTCAGCATTGTCAACAAGTATGTAAAAATTTTGTTCAGGCAAGTCAATATCTGCTATGTATGTAATATCTTCTTTTTTAAAGTGTCCTGTTTCGGCAACAGTTACATTTTGGTTGTATTGTTTTTCAAACTCTTTTTTAGATACTCCTCTTTTGAGAAGTTCTATTTCTTCGGGTGTTTTATAGTTTCTATTTGGTAAAATCTCTCCAGCTGGTCTGAAATACTTAAAATCTTCATACTCATACGTGATGTCATCTTCTGTAATAAGCGGAAGAGTAATAAGTGTCCATATTCCGTCCTCTGTATCTAAGTTTCCACCAATATGTTTTTTTACACCCTGTTCTTTTATAAATCTTCCTGTTGCATCATCTTCTGCTAGTCTTTGCATGATGTTTATGACTGAACCACCATTTTCAAGTCTTGTAAAAACAGAGTTTTTTATAAACTTCCATGCATTGTCTTTTTCTGCTTTACTGTCTGCATCATTTGCTTTTAAACTATCATCGATTACTGTGATATGTGAACCCTTACCAGTTGCTGCACCACCTATTGAAGTTCCAAAGTATTCACTCCCGTCTTTTAACTTCCAATTCGCTTTTTTGTTTTGGTCTTCACTAAATTTTTTATTTGGAAATATATCTTTATAATATTCACTTTTCATGATGGTTTTAATATCAACACTTGTATCTTCTGTCAGTTCTGCACCATAAGTGAAGTATTGATTTTTTACAAAGTCCATAATTCCTTGAACATACGATATAAACTGTCTTACGGTAAGTTCTGTTTTGGCGAACCTAGGAGCTAGTTCTATAATTACTCTTTTTTCTTTTCCAACTATCACATTCCATAAAACTCTTATAATAAGCTCGTGGTACCAATACTCTTCAAAAGCTCTTCCATAAACATTTTCAAAAACACCATGGATATAAAGTCTAAAACCTTCCCATCCACCTTTTCTAATTTTTGCACGAACTACACGTTCCTCAAGGTCTCTTTTCTCTTTGAGTTTGGCTGCTTTAATTTTTTGCTGTTCTAGTATTTCGTTTTTGTCCATCTTCTATCCCAGTGAAAAGGTTTATCCCAAGTCTTAAATTTAAAAAACTTTTCAAGAATCTTAAAAAGGAATTCCATCACTTCCATCTTCCATCAAAGAACCTTGCATTTGTGGGACTTGATTGTTGTATGTTTGATTTGCACCTTGATTTGGTTGATGCTGTCCTTGGTTATATTGCTGTTGACCAGTTGATGCTGTATTGTTGTCTGATGGTCTTCCATCAAGCATTTTCATGGTCTCTACTCTTAAAGTATGTTTGCTTCTATTCTGTCCTGTGCTATCGGTCCATTGTTCTAAAACAAGTCTTCCCTCAAGCATTACCGTTGAACCTTTTCTTAAATACTGATTTGCAGTTTCTGCCATTTTCCCCATTATGTTAAACTCTAAAAAGCATACCTCTTCTTTTATTTCTCCAGAAGCAGCTTTGTATTTATGCGATGTTGCTATGCTACTTTTTGCTATTGCTAATGCATTTGGTGTATATCTTAGCTCTATATCTCTTGTAAGATTACCTATTGTTATTACTCTATTAAACATCTTCTCTCCTTTGTTCTCTTGCTTTTCTTTTTTTTCTTAGTTTCTTTTTTTCACTTGCTTTCATTTATCTCTCTCCTTAATAATTTTAATCCTATGCCACATCCTTCCACTTTTATATCTGGTCTCTGTTTATGGACTTGTTCTCTGTAAACTCTCAACATACTTGGATTGCACATCATTAAAAACTCTTTTAGTTCTTTTGGTGTCTTAAATTCAATATCATCTCCCCCTTGCCAGTGCTTTAAAATCATAATAACCCCATATCCGGAATCTCTACTTGAATATCTTCATCTTCTTTACTACTTTCAAATTCTGTAACTTCTGGTGGTAATGGATCTTCTCCCCCTTTATATTTTCTGTGAAATTCTAAAAGAACTGGATTCAGTGATATCTCTGTCTTAAAATGTCTACCATTTTGCTTGTTCTTTGAAACCTCAAGAAGTCTTTTGTGTGCATTTGAGTCTATGTCGCTTCCATCTTCATATTTAGGTTTTAATTTATGGATGTACCATATTTGACTTGCTTCGTGAGCTCCTTTTTTTGTACCCATTGGTGTGTGTGTTCCACCTTTTGTGTCTTCTTTCCCTTGTTGTGCAATAAATAAAATTACAAGCTCTAAGCTATGAGCTAATTTTGCCAATCTGCTAAATTTTTCCGATTCCATTTGTTCTGCTGTTCCAGTATTTTCAACATTTTCAACTCTCATTTGAGAGTCGATACATACAAATCTTCCACCTTTTTTTGCAAATATTTTTATTTCTCTCGTAACATCGCTTAAGTCGTATCCATCGTTTATGATAAAAAGATTCTTTTTGTTGATGTTCTTTTTTCTTTTTTTGTTGTTTTGTATATAATCTCTTACCGTAAACTCAAATGGGAAGAATAGTGTCGGGAATCCACTTGATACATTGTGAAGTACTTGAGTTGAAAGAATTGTTTTACCTGCTTCTGGGTCACCCATTACTAAAATAAGCTGCCCTGCAGTCACTCCACCTTTTAAATAGTCATCAATAAAACTTACACCCGTTTGAAATATAGGAAGTGGAGGCATTGATTCAATCTCTTGTTCCCATTGTTCATATGTTTTTGCTCTTGAACCTATTGCTACATCAAGATTTATGGTTGAATCTTCAATAATTTTTACAATTGATGAACTGCTTTTTCTAATATTTAGTTCTTCTTGTATTTTCAAACTAAGTTTATAAAGCTCTCTTTTGTTATGCCACTCCACCAACTCAATAACAGTTATTTTTAAATCACTTGTCGCATCTTCTGCTCCTACAAGTTTTAAAGCTGCTAAGTGTTCAGGGTCTATTTTTCTAAGTTCCTCTCCAACTGCAACAATACTCAGGTTCCTGTTTGTATCATCAAGATTTTTAATAGCTTTAAGTATTTGTTTATGAGCTTCTATTGTGAAGTGGTCATATTTAATTGTTTCACTTATTTCGCTAAAGTTGTTAGTTTTTATAATTGAAGCTAAAAAGTTTCTCTCAAGCTCTATATTTGATAGATTTTCCATTTAAATCATTTCTCCTATGTAGTTTTGTAAGTATTCTCTTACCTCATCTTCATCAAATTCTTTGATGACCTCGAAGCTAAATTGTGCTTCATCTAAAACCGATAATTCAAACTCATTAAAAAACTCCGCCCCCTCGTTTGTTTTTAATTTTCTATAGTCAAATTTCTCAAAATCAACATCTAGTTTAAGAGTTGCATTGATTTTATTTATCAAAATTGAGAGAACATTTTTCGCCCCCTCATTTGTTTTTAATTTTTGAGTTTTTTCTTTTATTTTTTTCTCATAATCAAGAAAAACTTTTGAATTTAAAAAAGTTGCAGGATGTTCAAAAATTTCATTAAGGCTTTCTTTGTGTTCAATATGCATTTGGGTGGCTTGTAATAAAAATGACTTATGATATTTTGTAAGTTTGTTGAATGCCTTTAGAGCTCTGTCTTTTTTTTCTTTTCTTGGATATATCTTATACCAATCCTCAAAAGAGAAAGTGTCGTCCAAATTTTTTTGGACATGTCCTTGGACATTATTTTTATTATTGTTTATATATAATAATGTAGAAAAGTCAATTTGACTTTTTGAACTGTCAATTTGACTTTTTGTGTCCTCATTTTTTATATTAGAAAAGTCAATTTGACTTTTTGAACTGTCAATTTGACTTTTTGTGTCCTCATTTTTTATATTAGAAAAGTCAATTTGACTTTTTGAACTGTCAATTTGACTTTTTGTGTCCTCACTATTTTGTTCAAAAGTTGCTATGTATTTTAATCGGAGTTGTCTGTCTAATTTTGTTCCAATATTTTCAATTATATTTTTTGCATATAATCTTTTAATTGTTGCTTGGACTGCATTTGTAGTTTTGCCTACATATTTTGCAATTATTTCATTACTTGCATAACAATATCCCTCTTTTGTAGAAAGTCCAGATATTAATCCACATAATATTTTTTCACTATCTGTTAACTCTTGAGATAATAAAATATACGATGGTATAATAGAATAATAATTTAAATCATTCATCTATAAAACCAAATTTTATGAGTTCATTTATTGCCCCAT